AAAGCGTGATGAGGCTTCAATGTTTGAAGTATCATTCCGTCTTCTTCCAAATGATAATGCATCATATGGTCGTATCGTAGATCGTACAATTCCAGCAGGCGCATAATACAACTTAATATATGAGAGGCTCAATCCTTCGGGGTTGGGCCTTTCTGTTTGGTATACTTATATAATGGCTACTGAAATATATAAAACAGGAATTATTCATTTAATGGATGGAACAGAACTAGAAATATCTCCACTTAAGATTAAATACTTAAGAAGGTTTATGTCTGAATTTGAAAATGTTAAAAAATCAAAGGATGATATAGAAGCAATTTCTGCATTATCTGTTTGTGCAAGAATTTGCATGAGACAATTTAAGCCAGACATATCTAACTCAGCAGAAGATTTTGAAGATGCAATAGACTTAAAGACTATATATGCAATACTTGAATATGCTGCTGGTATTAAAATAGATTCAAAGTCTGAAGAAAAAGTTAAAGAGCAGGCTGTAGAAAGTGGATCTTCTTGGGAAGACTTGGACTTAGCCAAACTTGAGTCAGAGGTTTTTTTGCTGGGGATTTGGAAAGACTATGATGAGTTAGAAAGATCACTATCTATGCAGGAGATGACGGCAATACTTAATCTCAAAAGAGAAGAAGATTACACACATAAAAAGTTTTTGGCTGCAATGCAGGGTGTAGATCTGGATAAGGGTAAAAACAATACCAATGCTTGGGAAGAAATGAAGGCTAGAGTCTTTAGTAAAGGTCAAGCAGCAGATTCAAAAGACATTGTTGCACTACAAGGAATCAATGCACAAAAGGCAGGATTTGGTATTGGTCTAGGATTAGAGTATGAGAGAATAAATTAAAAATAAGAGTGCCTTATGGTATAATTAACTAACAAACCTATGGAGGAATAAAATGTCAGAAAAGACAGAATCAAGATCAGTTACACTAATTGACGGAACAGTAGTTCCAGTCAGACCGCTAAAGATTTCATTGCTCAAGGAGTTTATGAAGCGCTTTGCTGACTTAACTGCAGTTGCAGAAGATAACGACAAGTCTATGGATGTTCTAATGGACTGCGTAGAGATTGCATTCAAGCAGTACAAGCCAGAGTTGTCTGCTGATCGTGCAGCACTAGAAGATAACATTGACCTACCTACCGTTTACGAGGTAGTAGATGCAGCATCAGGTATTCAACTTACAGATCCAACAGCACTACTAGCAGGAAAGTAAGTAAATAAGAAAATGGGGTGTTATGAAACGTGTCAGATGTAAATGCTAATATAGGTATTCAATTTGACACGGCTGGCGCTCTTGCACAGTTAAGACAGTTACAGGCTGGGCTAAGCAAGTTTAATCAATCCCTTACTGAGGGAAATGTTGCAGCAGCCAATGCACAAAAGGGTCTTAATGCTCAACTTATGCAGTCCATTAATGCGACTGGTAAGTTTGTTGCTTCTCAGAAAAATATTGCTTCTAGCACAACTTCTTTTACAGATTCACTTGAAAAGAATAAACTCAGCATGTCTGAGTACTTCAAGTACACTGGTGCAGCAGCAACGCTTAATAGTAAAACACTAAGAAATGTATTTGCACAAGAAAAAGATATTCTTAATCGTGCAATGAAAGATAGAGTTAAGTCTCTACAAACTCAGTATGTTCAGTTAACCAATGCAAATGGAGAATTGACAAAGGTTCTTCAGGTTGTACCAAAGCATCTTCAAATGGTAAACGGAAAATACGCAGACTATTCTACAAGAGTTCAGATGGCTGCTCAACGCCAGCAAATGCTTAACCAATTAATTAAGCAAGGATCAACACAACTTCTAAACTTTGGTAAGAACACACAGTGGGCTGGTCGCCAGTTAATGGTTGGTCTTACAATACCACTAACCATGCTTGGCGCAATTGCTTCTAAAACTTTTAGAGACATGGAAAAAGCAACGGTAGCATTTTCAAGAGTTTATGGAGACATGACAACAACACTGTCAGATACAGACAATGCCATAGCAGGAATTCAAAGATTGGCAAAAGAGTTTACAAAGTATGGATTAACAGCAGTAGAAACTATGGAAATGGCTTCAAAGGCTGCTGCAATGGGTTTAACAGGTGCAGCACTTGAAGCACAAGTAATTTCAGCAACAAGGTTGTCTGTGCTTGGTCAAGTAGAGCAGCAGCAGGCATTAGAAACAACAATATCTTTACAAAATGCTTTTGGTATTGCTTCTGAAGATTTAGCAAAAAAGATTAACTATCTTAACGCAGTAGAAAACCAAACTGTTCTATCTATTGAAGATTTAACAATTGCAATTCCAAAGGCTGGACCAGTTGTTAAGCAACTTGGTGGATCCGTTGAAGATCTTGCATTCTTTATGACCGCTATGAAAGAGGGTGGAATTAATGCATCAGAAGGTGCTAATGCACTAAAGTCTGGTCTTGCCTCTATGATTAACCCAGCAAAAAAGACAAGCGAATTTTTGGCTAACCTGGGCATCAATATAAAAGGAATTGTTGATAATAATGCTGGGGATCTAAAGGGTACAGTTATTAGTCTTGCAAGATCATTAGATACACTAGACCCACTTAATCGTGCTAGAGCAATTGAACAACTATTTGGCAAGTTTCAGTTTTCACGTTTATCAACATTGTTTCAAAACGTAACTAAAGATAGTTCTCAGGCTGCAAGAGCACTTGGCTTGGCAGGAGCATCTGTTGAAGAACTTGCAATCTTATCTGAAAGAGAACTTGGAAAAGTAGAAAATGCTGTTGGAGTAAAGTTTCAGAAACAAATTGAAAATCTAAAACTAGAACTTATTCCACTTGGTAAAGCATTCTTAGAAGCAGTTACTCCAATTGTTCAGTTTGCTGGAAAAATTCTTGCTAAGTTTAATAACCTTAGTGATGGAACTAAAAAGTTTGTTGTCGGATTTGTTGCTATTATTGGTGGTATTGCACCAGTTCTTTTGATGACTGTAGGACTTGTTGCTAATGGTGTTGCAAACTTAATTAAATTCTTTGGAATGCTCCGTGGAGGAATGGCCAAACTTAATGGTCAGAATAATGTTTTAGGTGGTGGATTTGATTACCTAACACAAGCAGAGATTGAAAATATGACTCAATCTCAAGCGCTACACGCATCACACAGAGAATTAATTACAACTTTTAATGTTGAAAAAAGTTCTGTAGATCTACTTGCAGCATCATATCAAAACGCAGCATCACAAGCAAGATCACTTGCAAGTAGTGCTCCATCACTATTTAATAGATCTCCAGGAGCAGCAGGTGCGATTAGCGGTTTACCAAAGAGCGTTCCAGGTTTTTCAAAAGGCGGGGTAGTTCCAGGAACTGGAAATAAAGATAGCGTTATCTCTGCTTTAACACCTGGTGAAGTTGTATTAACAAAAGATACAGTAAAGAATAATCCAGAGATTATTGCAGCACTTCAAAATAATTCAGTACAAAAGTATCAGAATGGTACTGGCGGAGGAAGTGCAGATATTGCTGCAAGATTAAGATCTCAATTTGTAGATAATGGTTCTGGAAGTGAAGCATTTCAGGGTAGAATAAAAACGCTTATTGATGGAGCAATGTCACAAACAGAGCGTGGCGTTCAAAGAGTAATTAGATACGCAGCGGAATCAGGAGTGAAAATCACTGCTGAGCAAACAGATCAAATAGATAACTATAGAAAAGAAATGCTTGCTTCTATTGAAGAGGCTGGTAATGCTCTTGTTAATGAAACCAAACTAACCAAGGATGAATTAAAAACTGCACTTAAATCTATGTCTCCTATTTCAGGCAGCCAGTCAAATACTTTTGACCTGATAGACAAGCATGGAGGACAAAATGCATCTGGCACATTTGGACACGTTGGCCAAACTAATAGAGTTGGTCTTGCAAGTTTAAAATCAATGAACGTAAAGCCAGAGGCTATGGCTCAGGCAGGGAAAATAGATGAATATTTTGCTTCAAAGGGAAAGCAAACTCCAGACTTTAGAGTGGCAAATGCTTTTGGTTTTGAGGGATTAAAACAAAAAACAAACAGAGATATGGCAAGCAAGGGTGGAGCAAACCCAACACAATTAATTTCTGAAATGAATACCCTAGGCGCCAACAAATGGAAAACCATGATGGGCGCAATTGGTGAAAATTTTGATAACTACAAAACACAGTTAGAAGCCTTTGATCAAAAGTTAATTGCAAATGTACAACAATGGTCTGCAAAAAATCCTGGTAAAAATATTACAGATGGAATATTTGAAGAAATAACAAATACAACTGTTCAAGAAATCACTGCTCTTCATCCAGAATTATCTGGAATATTTACCAAAGCAAAAAATACAATAACAGAAATTAGAATTTCCGTAGGTAAAGAATTAGATGCCCTTAATGCTTATTTAAAACAATCTGGCATGTCAGGAATTGGAACTAGTACAGGAAATACAAAATTATTAAATAGAGCAGGTAGAACTGCAGGAACAAATTTAGGAACAGTATCAAGGGCTGGTTCAGATATGGGAAGCGCCGTAATTGAAGGTGTTCGATCTGGACAAGGAACTGCTGCAGCATCTCCTTCAAAGAAGGGTGTTGACGCAGGTAAAGAAGTTGGAGATGGGATTGCAATAGGATTGCAAGCATCAGAAAACAAGGTTAAATCTCAATCCTCAAAACTTGGTGATGCAGCCATACCAAAAGATAATAAGTCAAAGGTAAATACTGGAGATAAGGGATACTTTGATAGACTAAATACTCCAGGGACTATGGATGAAAGACAAACAATTAAGTCAATGGACCGTCAGCGTCGCAAAATTGCTAAGCAAAAGGCTCGCGTTAATAAAGCGGGTGGCATAAATCCATTAGCAACAGCAACTACACAAACAGCAAATGTAGCAACTCTTGCCTCTGAGCAAGCAGAAGAAGAATTTTTGCTTAGAAGAAAAATTGTTAATTCTTTAAAGAGCACAGTTAAAGCAGCCTCAAGTATTCGTAATAGTTCAAGTAGAACTGCTCGTTCATCTGTTAGTGTTCTAGAATCTCAACAAAATATTGAAAACAACACAGACCTCACTGAGAGTGCGACAAAGAGTCAAACACAGGACACAATTAGAGCGTCAGACCTTACTGAAGCAACAACTAAAAATCTTGAAAGTTCTTTAGCCTCAACCAAAAAGGCAGCACAGTATGATGATGAAATTGAAGCAAATAAAAAGAAACTTGCTGAACAGGGTAGACAAGAAATTGCAGCAAGATCTACTATGTCTCAAATACCTATGGGTGCTCAAACAGCAAGTGGTTTTGTAAATCCAGCAACCGCGATGGGCTATGCTGATGCCTACGATGCATCTGGAGAGTTTACTCGTGACAAGAGAGGCTCAGTTCTTTTTGATCCAGAAACTGGTCAACCGACAACAATGTCTCAAAAACAAATTACACAAAAAAGAACTGGAATGCGAGTAGAAAAAGTTCAAAAGTATTCTGGAAAAGCAGCAGGAGCACTTGGTACAGCAGCAATGGTTGCTGGTATGGCAGGAGCACCACCACAAGCAACTGCTGCTTTAGGTACTGGCGCAATGGTTGCTCAAATGGCTCCAATGATTACAAAGTTAATGTCTAATCCATACACAGCAGCAGCCGTTGCTCTCGCTGCAGTTGCAGGCAGTGCATATCTACTTAATAAAAAACTTGAGGGTACTGCTGCAGCAATAGCAGCATTTACAAGAACAACAACAGTATCAACAGACATGTTAAAGAAAATTGGAGAGCAAACTGGTAAAGTAGGCGCCAATGAATTAATGAATCGCAAAAGGGCTGGAGGTTCTCTAAATACTTATATTCAAACTGGCCGTGATGGTACAACTGAAGCACAAAAGTTTTTAAGTGGAAATGCTGGAAAAGAATTACAAAAAGCATTTAAATCAAATGCAGCAAAAAATGGAATGGACATTGCTTCACAAGACTTTGCTCTACAAATTGCTGCTGCGATATCTGATGGAACAATACCACAAGACCTTGGAGGAGAAATTGCCTATCAAATGGGCGTTAATCTAAAAGACTCTGTAATTGGAATTAAGATTGATGGACAAATTAGAAAACTTATTGGCACAGATGGTCAAAACTTAGAGGATCAACCTCTAGAAGTGAGAGCCAGATTAGCATCTGAAGGAGCATCAAGGGCTAGCAGTCTTATGTCTGAGATACAAAATAAAAAGGTAGATTCAAAAGGCATTGGCTTTATGGATAATCCAATCTTTACAGGTTCATATGTAAAAATGCTAGCAGGATCATCCTCTGGCTCAGACATGGCAGCAGAACTTGCAGTTGTAGGTTCTTCAGCAATTGAAAATGCACAAGCACAAGCCGATGCAATGTCGGTATATTATGACAAACAACTACAAACATTAAACAATGAATTATTGGCAACAACCAATAAAGAAAAGCAAGCAGAAATACAAGCAAAAATTCTTGCAATGACTACAGAACAAGAATCTGGAATGTCAAGAATGAATAATCTTGTTGCTGCACAACTAGTCATTCAGTCAAATATTGCAAGTAAATTAATTAACGAAAATGTAAAATCAGGATTTACAGCCAATACATTTATTGATGATTCTAGAAGAAGAGAAGATGCATTCTTTGACGCACAAAAATCAGATGTCAAGGCTAAGTACAAGGGAACTGCTTATGAGTCTTCAGCACAAAGAGTTCTTGACCTTGGCGCAAAAGCCGATGAGGATAAGTCCTTTGCTAGTAAGCAAGAAGGAAGAACATTTGAGGCAAAACTAAACTTCATAATGCAGTCTGGACAAATGAATCCAAACCAAGTAGAAACTATGATGAAGATTTTTGAGGGAAACCTAAAAGAAATGGACACCGCAATCAACATTGGACTTAGAACCCATGGTGGAGCAAAGATGGCAGAACTTGCATCAATGCTTCAGGGTGTTGGTAAAAAGAAGGCCCAATCAATTATTATTCAAATGGCAAGAAAGGATCCAAAAGAATTTGATAAAGTAGGAAAAGCCTTAGCAATACTTCAAAGATCAGATGGCATGGAAGTAGATATGACAGCATTTATAAATACTGTAGGTATGCCAGGGCTAGAAAAGTTATCTAAAAAACTTGATGCAATTGAAGCATTGCCAGATCCAATTGAGAAGGTTATAGATTTACAGAATACTGGTTTAGGCAAAGAAGAACTTGATGGACTAGCAAAAAATTGGGACTACTATAAATCACTAGACCCAGCAGTTAGAAAAGAAGCAATAGAGACATATACTACAATTTTTGAAACAGGAACTTCCTTTAAAACAAATGCAGAAAGAGATGCTTGGGCTAGAATACAAGCAGAAAAGGCTGCAGCGATGGTGCCCAAGGAGCAGGCTGCTTCAGTTTATACTACCACTCTTAAATTGTTAACAGTTGGAGCAGACGGAAAACCTTTAGATATTAATAGTCCAGAATATAAGATAGCCGTTGGCCAACTTGCCCAAACTGGAACCGAAGCAGTCCATGTTGCAAAAACAAAACTTACAGGAAAAGATGGAGGTCTTGAAGATGATGACAAGGGAGCAAAAGAAAGAATAACGACATATGACGAATTAAATAAGCGCCTTAGAAATGTTAGACTTGCAGCACTTGATGCATCTGGTGGTATAGAAGAACTACGCAAGGCTCTGGCAAAAACTGGAATAAAAGCAATTAATGATCAATTCAGAGGTCTAGAGCAACAATTAATTAAGACTGGTAAGGCTGGTCAGTTTGTAGATTACTTAGCAGGTTTGGATCAAAAAGAATTAAACAAGTTTGGAAAAACTGCTACTAAAAACGGAATCAATCCAATCACTGGAAAGAAAGACTCTAAGGTTAAGAAGGGAGACTTCCTTCTAAATGAAGATGGCAAAACAATGGAAAAGGGATTTAATAAGGCTATTTCTGGAGACTTCAATGTAGCACAACTTAAGTCTGTAACACTTCAAGAGCAGTTAATAAAAGCAAGAAGAAAACTTATTGTCCTAGGCTTTCAAGAAAAAGATATTCAAACAATGCTAGCAGATGAAAACTATCGCACTCTTATTGCTACAGGTAAAATTACGGATGCAGAGTTACGAACCAATGCTGCACTTGCAGCACGGAATAGAATAACAGCAAATTCAGAGTCTTTGTTGACAAGAACTCAAGTACCGATAGATGCTGCTAAAAATGCTGAAAGAATTCCAGATGTTGTAAAAATGCTTGAAGTGGCTGGAGTTAATGCTGAAGCAATTAGAACTGCTATGTCTGATCCAGATATGCTAAACGAATTAATTATTGGAATGGATAGTTTTGGAGAAAGTTCTCAAGAAGTAAGAGATAATTTTCAACTTGCATTAGGATATCTAGATGAAATGCCAAACTCTAAAGTTGTAAAATTAGTATTTGAGCAAACAGATGCACAAAAACAAATTGCTGGAGCAGACGCTGCTGCTGAACTATTTGATGCTTATAGAACTATTGATGAAAACACTATTAAAAGTGCAGAAGGAAATACATATGCTGGATTGCAATCACTTATGGCAAGTGTAAATAACCAAGCAAAAATTGTTCAAAACTCGATCAGTTTAACTCAATCTAAAATAGATACACTTCAGCAAGAAGTAGATAAAGACCAAAGAGATATTGAGACAAACTTTACAAGACCTATTGAGGCAAAACAAAGATCTATGGACAAACTAGCAAGGTCAGCGGAGTTAAACTTTACTAGACCAATACAGGCTTTACAAGATAGATCTTCTGTGCTTGCTCAAGACTTAAATGTTATAAATAATGCTGCAGAAAAAATTAATGAAAAATATGATGCTCAGCAAGAGTCTTTATCTAAGGTTGCAGAAATTAATCAACAAATTATTCAGCAACAACAACAGCAATTAGGTTTAGCGGGAGCACTTTCAACTGGAGACATTTCTGCAGCAGCCAAGATTGCTCAAGATATGAGAGCAGCAAGTGCATCTAACTATGCTCAAAACTCACAAGAGGCTTTGCAGCAAGCAAGAGAAAATGAAATTAATAATCTTCGTGGCGGTGTAAGTGGAAAAACACAAAAGGAAATTAGTGAAGAACAATATCAAATTGGACTTAGTGTTTACAATTTAGAACTTGAAAAATCAAAGGTAGATGCAGAGATACTAAGAATTCAAGATGAAATTTATGCACTAGAGCAATCTAGATTAATAGCACTAGACGCTATACAAGTTAAAACTGATGCAATAGCATTGATACAAAACACTACTTTGCTAGCCCAACAAAACCAATTAAAAGCACTGAATGATCAAAACCTTGCTTATCAAACTCAAAGTGATAAGTTATTTAAGGTTATTGAGGACCTTGATAATACTCGAATTGTATCTGAAAAAACTAAAAATCAATGGATAGCAATTAAAGCAGAGGCAACTGCTCTTGAAAAAATTGCATCTGGAGATTTAGCAAGAGCCTTAGCAGTAGCAGAAACAGCATCTGGAACAATTAAGGGTGATTGGGAAGCAACAAGAGATGCCTATAATGAAATTAAATCTAAGAAAGTTGAAATTACTAAATACATTAGAGAGGTTTTGCTTGGCAAAAATGAAAAATTTCCAGAAGACAAAGCAGAAACAAAGACAACAACAACGGGTTCAGTTGCAGGAGCGGGTGGATCAACTTTAGAAAACTATAGACTAAATGAATTAGCAGCAGCAAAGAGGGCTTCAGAAGCAAGTGGCTACCGTGGTGGCTCAAGCCTATACAACACTCTTGCATCTGGAGGAATGGTTAAGCCTAAATATTTTGCAAGTGGTGGCCTATCAATAGGAACTGATACAGTCCCAGCAATGCTAACTCCTGGAGAATTTGTTATTAAAAAATATGCAGTAGACAGTTTTGGAGTAGATGGCCTTAAGGCAATAAATAATGGAACATACGATGGCGACTCAGTGTATAATTATAGTATTAATGTTAGTGTAAAATCAAATGCTGATGCAAATGAGATTGCTAGATCGGTTATGACACAAATTAAGAGCATTGATAATCAAAAACTTAGGGGGACTAGAATTTAATGGCAACTAACAACTATATGTCTGGAAGAAAAAAATATGCTAGACCACAGGCAATGCTTTTTGCAGATAATCCTGGTACTAAGATTAATGGTTTCTATGTCCCAGATGGTAGCGAAATAGGGTCATTAGCAGCCTCTGAAGGGGCAAGTGGGGAGTTTATCCTACTCTCAGATGATAATAGGTCTGCTATAGACTTTAAGCAGGTAAGAATTGAAAAACGGGAAAGAATGATCAATGGCCGTATGAGATCTTATCATATTGCAGATAAACTACAGATAAGTACATCCTTTGATATGCTTCCATCAAGGGCTTATGATGCAAGCGCTAACTTTGATATTAATGGAAATGCAGACATGATGTCAAGCCCTTCTAGATTAAATCCCCTAGAATTTACAACAGATGGTGGTGCTGGTGGTGTAGAACTATTAGACTGGTATGAAAAGCATAATGGATCTTTCTGGGTATATCTTTCATATGATAAATATACAAATTTTACCGATACAGATATAACAAGCATTGACACTAGGTTTAATAATTTAAATAAATATAGCGAAATTGTTGAAGTATTTTTCTCAGACTTCTCCTATTCAGTTAAAAAAAGAAGTGGTTTAAACTTTGATTTTTGGAATGTTTCTTTTTCATTGGAAGAAGTGTAATGATTAACAATCCAGATTTGCTAAATTATATAGAAACAAGTTCTTCAATCAAGAGTCAATCTGCAGTTATTGCTGAATGGAATATGAATATACCATCAAACATTCTAGCGATTGGGAACTATAGATATAGACCTACAGATATTTCTTCTGTTTATAGAACAATACCAAACACATTCGATGCCTCTGATTCTGGCAATGCTTCAGAAGCAATTAAATATTATACTGGAGCAACAGATGCAGATGTAACTATTGATGGAGGGGTTGATAATAATAACCTACCTATCACTCTGGTATCTAAAAAAGATAAATTAAAACTACTATACTCTTTAGAAGATTGCCTTAGACCATTTAGGCCAAGATCTGGAATTAATAAAGCAACATATTTAAATGGTAAGTTTTTGCACAACCAAAACATTGATATGTCACAAAGACCAAGATACTATATGCCAGATAAGGATGATAAGTTTAAATACTGGACATCTTATAGAACAGAGGATAGCGTTGAGTATGGTATTGCAAATAAAACAATTAATAATCAGCACAGAATAGAAGACACTGCTCCATTTGTTGTTTACAAAAATCCAGTACCAGCCAATAGGCTTGTTGTAAAAATGCAAACGCATACTGGAGAAATAGACTCTGGAAACTTTTCAAATTTATCAAACACTTTTATAGATCCGTATTACGGAGAAGAGAATAAATCTACGCCAGTAATTTGGAAGATTCAAGTTTTAAAAAATAACAGTTGGGTTAATGTTATTTCTTTTTCTGGAAATGATAAAAGAAAAGATGGAACACCTGTTATTGGCTCAGATGGATATGTTGAATTATCTTATGGCTTAGTTATACCAAATGCTTATGCCGATAGTTTTGTTTTTCTTGGAGAGTTAATGTCAGAAACACTTCTTCCAGAAAATCCTAGCAATGGAGATGCATTTTTTGTATCGACTGATACTTCATCCGTTGGCATTTATTATATTTGGAGTGCTAATGACTGGAGAACTTTTGTTCCCGCATATTCCTGGCAACTTGCTGAAGAATCTGTTAATACTTTAACTAACTTTGTTACAGATCTTACAAGCCCACAACTATACTCAACTAATAGTGGAAACAAATATAAAGAATTTGAATATATCTCTGGAATAAGAATTGTTGTAGACACTATGAATAAGTTTGATTCAACCTTCGATTTAATAGAGATGTCATCTAGGCTTACTGCAAATTTATCAGATAGAGTTCTTAATTTTTCAATAAATAAAAGTGCCTCTGATTTAGGCGTTAGCGGTCTACCAGTAGGACAGTTGCTTGCTTCAACTGGTAAGTTGTCTTTGTTTGATTTTGACGATTCCTTTAATATTAATAATACTAACAGTATTATTAGTAACCATATATCTAAGAATATTCAGTTTAAGTTTTATGAAATAATAACAGATCCCAACAATATAGATTATTATTTGCCATTAAAAACCATGTACTCTGATGGCTATCCGTCAATAGATAATGCTTCTAAAGAGGTTTCCTTTACTTTGAGAGACCTATACTTTTACCTTGAATCACAATCTGCCCCACAAATACTATCTACTGGTGTTTCAGTAAATGCAGCAATTGCTCTGCTTTTAGATTCTGTAGGGTTTTCTAATTACATTTTTAAAAGAGTCGTTAACGAACAAGAAATGATTATTCCATACTTCTTTGTGCCACCAGAAAAAAGTGTTGCTCAAATTTTGCAAGACATAGCGATATCAACGCAGACGACAATGTTTTTTGATGAATACAATAATCTTGTAATGCTAAGCAAAGACTATATGCTCCCATCTGAAACTGATAGGGCTACAGACTTAACACTCTATGGGTCAGTAGATTCTATAAATGAAGACGAACTTAAAAATAAAAATACAAAACCAAAATTAGCAAACATAATGGAAGTTACATTAAGTAATAATGAAGTCTACAATGATGGAAAAATAGTATATACATCTAGACATATACAGAGATCTGTTGGTAGCATAAAGCAAGCAAGTCTAGTTGATAATGAAAAGACATGGATATACAAGCCAGTTCTTTTGTGGGAAGTTGCGGGTACAGAAAATACTAAATCTATTAATGGTGAGGTTGGGAATCAATCTACATATATGCTTAGCGCAATACCACTAAACTCTGATTTATCCAATAGCACTCCTTCAGTTGCTAGTGGTAACATACTTAACAATGTTATGGATTTAGGTGAAGGTGTTTACTGGATTACAAGATATAATGGATACTTTTATTCCAATGGAGAAATATTAAAATATGATGCAGTTCAATATAATGTATCTGGTACTGGTGATGTCTGGATAGGAAGTGTTCAAGAATATAGCAAGTACCTTTCATCTTTGCCATTTAATGGAAAGATGTATCCTACTGGATTAGTAAAGATTTATGCAGAACCTAACTATGAAGATAATAATGGTGTTTATAAATTAAAGGATGGCCCAGTTGCAAAACATGGTCGAGGTCAGTTCGGCACACCAATTGTTAATCATACCGCAGGACTTGATCCTTACTGGTTAAATAATAATAATATTCGTGGATGTACAATGGAGTCTAAATATTTATTTGGAAGTGAAGCAAACCCTCCAACAACAAGTGCTGGAGTTGCAGGAGTTAACAATGTTTTGGCATCAAAAACTACAAGAAATGGAATTATTAAAAACTTTTTGTCATCTAAATATATATCAGAAACACAAGTTAACTCTTTGCTGTCTACACAGACAGGAACAATTCAATCATCAGCACTTGTTATGAATGGCCCAGGGTTTACCACAACAGAGTCACCTACTGACTTTATATCTTATGTTTATAAACCTTTAAATGATAAGTACAAACATTTTGGAACACGAATGAGAGTTATTGGTAAAATTGAAAATGATTCAAATCGTGGACAAACACCAGTTGGTGGTTCTACTTATTTTGTTGTTCCTGGAACCACCCCAGATAAAAATATAAACATTACTGGTGGTTCTGGTGGTCTTGGTGTAATGATTAATCCATCCACAAATAATGGCTACTATTTTGAAATTGTTGCTCTAGGAGCAAACAACTTAGATAGCACACAAAAAGCAAATGTACATAATGTTTTATTTTATAAGATTGAGCAATCAGAAGGAAAGGCTATACCAGTAAAACTTTGGGAAGGCCTTACAAATATTATTGTGGATGATGGAAATTTTACTGGTCAATATCGCATGGCTGCGGAGACAAATCCAACGGTATATGATTTGTCTGTTGAGTACCAGGAAGTTGGAAACTTAAGAAGATTCTTTTTATATTTAAATAATAACCTTATTGCAACAGTAGACGATACAAAACCTCTTCCAGTTTATAACAATATGGCACTCTTTGTAAGAGGTTCATCTAGAGTTATGTTTGAAAACATTTACGCTTTAGGTAATAACTATTCTCAGAACACAGCATTTCAACTAGATGCAACACTCGGAGATGTATTTGGTGACTCAGAACTTAATGCAAACGATTCATTTAGAAAGTACGCCCTTAGTGGAATAATTCAGTCTACTTATTTAACTGGAATAAGTTCTTCAGAACCTCCTAAATTTAATGTATATTTTGAAGAGTTTGGAACTATAATGAGAGAAGCAGCCTCTTTTAATATTAAATATGACAAGGCTTATCCAGCACTATATGCAAAACTATCTCCGACCTTTAATAGACTAAAAGGGTATACAGTTTCTGGATTTAAGGCAGGATCGTATGGAGCAGAATTTTTAATCTTCAACTCAACAGATACTGCATTAAGTTTAGATGAAAGCAGTGGTAACTATTTAAGAATTCAGGGTATAACATTTACGCAGCAGTCAGATTCTGATCTAACTGTAGATGAGTATTTTTCAAAGAATAGTGATTTATCAGATATACAGCCTAGCCAAACAAGCCTTGTTGCGTCGCCTTTTAAAATTGCAAAAGACTACCAAGATATAAAACTAAGTAGAATGACATATGGCAAAAAAGATTTTTCTCTGCAAGTCCCATATGTTCAGTCATACGATGATGCAGAAAACCTAATGTCTTGGGTAATTAAAAAAATTATGAAGCCTAGAAAATCTATTGGATTAAAAATATTTGCAAACCCCTTGATTCAACTAGGAGACATTGTTGCTGTTGATTATATAGAAAACGGTATTGACAAGGCAGGAACTAAAGACTCTAGATTTGTAGTGTACAATATAGAATATTCTAAAGATGGTAATGGACCAGACATGAAAATATTTTTAAGTGAGGTCGTCTAATGGCTATTGAATCAACAGCAGATCAAGCACAACAGCACAGTCATGATGCTGCTGGTTTAGCAGTTAAAGCAGCAACACCTGCATTAATTGCATTAAGCAATCTACCTTTAGAGATTGAGATTATGACAGATCTAATCTTTGAAGATATAGGTGGTCAAGAATTAATAAATATGTCTAGAAATGACATTCTTGGTGGGCAAGACTTAATGTATAGCCCAATTAAAAATATGCAAGATCTATACCTACAGTATAATTCTAATAATATTATTAAACTTGAGAGTAGTGCAGACACATATTTTAAAAACTTTACAATCAAACTAGAAGAAAAACTTCCAGTAGGTGGTACTGGTCCATCAGGGGAAACTATATATCTAGACTCAGTAACTGGAGATTTAGTGATTAATCTTTCTTTTATTGAAAAAGACGAGCAAGTAGAAGTTCAAATATTAAATGATGGAAGCATTATTAATGATACAATATACGGGGCGGGATAAAAATGATAACTAATACAGGTAAAAATATTTTAGCAAAATATCTAGTGGGGCAAGCACCAGCATATGCCTCATATATTGCTATCGGCTGTGGCGCAAAGCCACTAGCCTCTGATGGAGTTCTTGGTGATTACTCACTAAAGGAGTCCCTTGATTTTGAAATGTTTAGAGTTCCAATAACCTCTAGGGGATATGTAACAGAAAACGGCCAATCAAAAATTGTATTTACTGCAGAACTACCAACGGAAGAAAGATATGAAATTACAGAGGTTGGAGTCTGGTCGGCTGGATCCAATCCAACAGCAGGTTCATCTGATAGTAAGACCATCTATTCTTTTAATAATAATGAAAATTGGGAATATCATAATGAAACTTCTTCAGCATCTATACCAAGTTACTATGTACCATTAGACACCAATGACAACATAATTAACATAACAGATACAGTTTTTTATACCAACGCAGATAACAAAATTTTTACAAACCAAGAAAGAGTTAACAGGTATGAAAGATGTAGATTCTTAAATAACATTCTTGTTATTCGTGGAGATATGACAACAACATCTGTCGTAAGCAATAGAATAATCATTCCTTCAAACTCAAAACATGTTCACTTAACAGGTGCAGGACTAGACTTTAATAGAAATGCACCAACAGATGATCTTAGATTAGCATTTTCAGTAATTAACAAAGATGGAGAGTCTACTATTCAACCAGACGAAGTTAGGATTATGTTGGAGTTTGCTCAGTCTGATGTTCATGGAACTGGAGAATATGCAAGGTTTGAGGTAATTATAAAAGAAACAGATTTAGGTGTAGACTTTGCAACAAACAGATATTTTATATCTACAAAAAAGTTTGAAGATCTATTTAAGAGTAGCGGATTTACCTGGAATGTTGTTGATGTAGTTAAATTTTATGTTTCAGTAATAAAAGATGGAGTACCATCAGACGATTACTATGTTTGTATTGATGCATTAAGACTAGAAAATACTACATCTGTTAATCCACTTTACGGCTTGTCTGGATACTCAGTTATTAAAAACCTAAATGCACAGACAATTGTTAAGGCTCCTAATACAACAAACCATATAGAGTTTAGATTTGGCATGGATGTGTTGTAATGGCTGAATCTATTATTAAAAAGGTAGTTGTTGCAAAAAAAGATCTTCCTGCATTTTCTGCAGAAAACAACTCTTACTCTGTAAGATATAGAATAGTTTCACAGGATAAGAATAGATTTTCTCATTGGTCACCTTATTATTCTGTTACTAGACAAACATCGCCAACAGTGTCCTGCTCTGTAACTGTTTTAGATGGAGTAGTTAACATGGTATGGAAACAGCCAACCGATCACATTATAAAAGAGTTTGATATTTATTTTAAGATAGATTCTGGCAGTTGGACTTATGTATCGACTGTCCTGTCCACACAATTTTCTACCCTAATAGATGAGTCAGCAACATCAATAACAGCAGCAATTCAGTTATCAACCTACCCAAAGCAATACCTAGAACCTGCTGTTATTTTTACTTCTGCACTCATAACTATTTAAAACATCAGGAAGGGTTTAATGGTATAATTATATAACTATGGCAAAGATACCCTTACCTGAGCGTGGTCAACCACTAGATGTAACATATATTTCTCAAATGGCTCAAGCAATTAACCAATTATCAACAGCAGTTTCTCCAGCAACTTATAAATATACATCAGTAGATACCCCAAATGCTGGCAGACAAAATTTAAAGGCTACTGAGGCAAGAATTATCGGTGGTAATGTTCGTGTTGTTAATAGTGGAACTATAACCGCTGGAGAAGAAAAATCTTTTACTTATTCATTTCCTGGAGAATTTAAGTATACTCCAATTGCAACAGCAACACCTATAAATACTGGCAATACTGTTGCTGGAAAAAATGTAACAGTTATTTTAAAATCAATAAATACTTCAGGCCTTGAAGGAATTGTAAGATTTAATACATCTGGAGATGTTTCAGTTGATGTTAATATTATTATTATAGGAGTACCTAATTAGTGCTAAAATGCCTAAGATGTAATGGAAGAATGTTTATAGATAGACAACACAGCAATATTGATCACATAGAGACCTATTGTATTTCTTGTGGATCAAGAAAATATTTTCATCCACCAAAAGAATCTTCGGAGGGGGCATGGCTACTAAAAAAGGAACTATTGAGAGCGAAGGCTACAATGTCCTCCCTGTAATTTTAGGGAATAAAAAAGTTTGGTTTCTTAATGGAGACCTAGTAAGAATACATCATCTAAATAAATCTAACGGAATTATGTCTGTTTATAATATAAATAAAGATCATCTTGAAAGTTGTTTAGTTAGTGATTTTAAAAACAAAAGAGAAAGAGCCTATACAGTTGGACAGACTGCTGATTTAGTTAATCGTCATAAAAAATATATGCCATCATTAATGAAACGAGGAGTCATTCCTTTTCCTACTGGATCACAAAAGGGTGGAAAAACTGGGTGGCAAGTTAGGTCCTATTATTCAGAATCGCAGGTACGAGAGATTCGTGATACACTTGCTACATACCATATTGGTAGACCAAGAAAAGACAAATTAATAACAAATGATATTACTCCTAGCCAGCAAGAGTTGACACGGCGTATGGGGGACGGTATACTTACATATACGAGAACTGAAGATGGAAGATTTATCCCTATCTGGGCCGAATCTATTTAATAGAAAAGGGTATGAAATGGAAAACGAAGAAACTAAGGTATCGGTAACACTAGGCTATACACTCAACTTGGGAAATTTTCAATCACTAAGACTTGATCTTGGTATTGTTGACTCTAAGCGTGATGGAGAAAATACTAACGATGCCTTTGAGCGTGTATACAAGTTTGTTGAAGATAAGTTGACCGAAAAGATTAACGAAGCAAAAGCAGAAATTAACGAGTAATGGCTGAACGCAAAGACCGAATGGCTTTGCTTTCAAGATACAGCAAGTATCATACCGCAAGGTACAAGTTAAAGCCATCACTTAATTTAAATGTAGAGCAGTGGGCTTCCGATGCCCTTATAGAGTCTTATGGACTTGGAGGATGTTATGATTTACTTGAGTATTACTTTGTTGTTTCTCAGTCTCCTACTTGGAATTACTTTGCGTACAATGCGGAAAAAATACTACAAGCAAAACTAGAAAAAGAGCAAGATGTTAAGGAACGAATTGAGCGTAGGAGAATGGCTAAGGAGTGGTTAAGTGAATAATACAGAGGCAAAACTAATCTCAGCAGTTATTAATGATAAACAAGTGCATGTTTTATTGCAAGCAAATGTTGATAATTTACTTAGAACTCACAATGATGTTTGGCTCTTTATAAGAAATTATTTTGAGCACAATAAAGCAGTACCACCAATGTCACTTGTATTGGATAAGTTTAGAGACTTTCAGCCAGTAGACGGCGTTGGAGCAACAAAGCATCACCTGGAAGAATTACAGACCGAATATCTAACCGATAGCCTTAAGGATATTTTAAGGTCTGCTGCAAGTGATGTTCAGGCTGGCAATGGAAATAAAGCCCTTGATGGTTTAATTACAGATACATCTGAACTCAAAAAGAATACTTCGGCAATTCGTGATATTGATGTTACTGACCTACAGTCTGCCATACTATATTTTGAAAATCTAAAAGAACAGCAGGCCCTCGGTCATGTTGGTATTAAAACAAATCTACCAGGATTTGACAACTACTTACCTTCTGGAATTATGCCAGGGCAGTTAGGAGTCTTTCTAGCATACCCAGGTATAGGAAAGTCATGGATGGCTCTATACTTTGCTGTACAGGCTTGGAAGCAGGGTAAGACACCCCTTGTAATTTCACTTGAGATGTCAGAAACAGAAGTTCGTAACCGCGTATTTACAATTATGGGTGAAGGTCTTTGGTCCCACAGAAAACTTTCAAATGGTGATGTTGAACTTGACACTCTAAAGGCGTGGCATGCTAAGCATCTACAGGGTAAGCCAGAGTTCCATATTATTTCAAATGATCAGGGTGGAGAGATTAATCCTTCAGTACTTCGTGGAAAGATTGATCAGTACAAACCAGACTTTGTAATCGTTGACTACCTTCAATTGATGGCTCCTAACCAGAAGTCAGACAATGAAACGGTACGAATGAAGAACCTTTCAAGAGAACTTAAACTAATGGCTATTGGTGAAGAGGTTCCTATTATTGCTATTTCATCTGCAACACCAGATGATGCTAATGATCTAACAAGTGTTCCTACATTGGGACAAACCTCCTGGTCAAGACAAATTGCCTACGATGCTGACTGGGTTATTGCACTTGGTCGTGCACAAAATAGCGATGTTATTGAATGTGCATTTAGAAAGAACCGTAATGGGTTTATGGGAGACTTTCTTGTCCAGGTTGACTTCGATAAGGGATACTACAGGTACAAAGATTTTGAGGATAAAAATTAATATATACAGTTATAATATGGTATGGACAAAAATCAGGCAATCCAGCCACCTACCTTTTTCCATCACAAGTCTATCAAAAAGTTCTATTTAGAAGGAATAATAAACGATGAGGCTTCAATAGGAAGACTAAAAGAAGAATATATAAGACTAATTGTATTAGAAATGAAGTTGACTGGTTATGTTCCTAGAATAGATATTGACACAGACTTCACAATAGGGTATAATGAAAAGAAGCAATATTTTGAATTTGAATTATCAATACACGGAGTATACGCAGGGAAAAGGAATAGCGAATGGATAGCAGGAATAGACGGAAGCAAGGTAATAACTACACACAAGAGCAAGTCAAAAGAATCCTTACAGGAACAGGTGTAACAATTGAGTCAGAGGTGGACTCTGACTATATAGTTTTTTGTCCATATCATAATAACACTAGAACCCCCGCAGCAGAAGTTGATAAATTTAATGGCACATTCTTTTGTTTTTCCTGTCACAAGGTAGCAAGTTTAATAGAGTTTGTAATGCACATGTCTGGAAGAACATATTTTGAAGCAACAAGATTTATTAAGGGAAAAGAAACTGAGTCAGACCTAACAAAAGAAATTAATAAACAGTTGTATGACAAGCCAGAATTTGTAACCTATGACGAATTAATCCTTAAAAGACTCTATAATAATTTGATTTCATCAGAAAGAGGCAAGGACTATTTTAATTATAGAAAAATTACAAACCCGTCTTGGTTAAAATTTTCATTAGGTTACTCTGAGAAGCAGGACATGGTAACTGTTCCAGTTCATAGTCCAGA